TCGTGAATCAGCTCGTCGCGCTCCCCGCCGGGCGCTACGACGACGCCGCGGACGTGTGCGGCAACATCGGCCGCGGGATGGATCAATTCCCGATCGTGGTCGCGCCGCAGCCGGTCGTGCGCCAGTACGGGCCGAAACCGTTCACCGGAGACTGGCTCGAGTTTCAGGAGCGAGAAGAACCGAAAGTGCGTTGGCGTTGACACGCTTCGCCGTAGATGGTGAAGTGCGTCACACAATGACCCACCCCAAGCGCCACTATCAAAACAAGGTCGTCTGCGTCACCGGCGCGGGCGGCTCCATCGGCTCCCGGATCTGCAAGCAGCTCATCGAATACGAGGTGTCGCGCCTCATCATGGTCGCACGCTCGGAGATCGACCTGTACCGCATCCACCGCGAGCTGCGCGACGTAGCTCCCGCGGGAGCTTTGGTGACGGTGCTCGGAAGCGTCGCCGACAAGGCGCTCATGGAGCGCACGCTCCCGGGCGTCGACATCGTGGTTCACGCCGCCGCGCACAAGCACGTGCCGCTGTGCGAGGAGAACCCGGTCGAGGCCGTGATGAACAACGTCGGCGGCACGATCACGCTCGCGCACGCGGCGGCGCGCTCGATGGTGCAGCAGTTCGTGCAGATTTCTACCGATAAGGCCGTGAAGCCTGCGAGCGTCATGGGCGCGACGAAGCGGGTGTGTGAGCTCTTCCTGAACTTCATGGCGCCGCGCACGAGCATGAAGATCACCACGGTTCGCTTCGGCAACGTGGCCGAATCGAGCGGGAGCGTCTTGCCCCTGTGGCGGCAGCAGCTCCTGAGTGGCAAGAAGCTCACCATCACCGACAAGCGCTGCACGCGCTTCTTCATGTCGATCCCCGAGGCCGCGGAGCTTGCGCTCTCGGCCGCGGCGCTCGCGCGCCCGGACGGGCTTTTCGTGCTCGATATGGGTGAGCCGCACAACATCTACGAGCTCGCGAAGCTCGTGGTGGCGCAGACACTCTTCCCAGGCGCCGACTGCTTCGCGCCGGACGATTACATCGTGGAAGTGGGTCTGCGGCCAGGCGAGAAGATACACGAGGAGCTCTCCTACGGCGGCGATCTCGTGAAGACGCCGTACCGCAAGGTGCTCTCCGTGCGCGAGCACGAGAGCGGGCGGCTGACGCTGTGGCGCGACTTCGAGGATCTCCTGATGGCGGCCAAGTGTGACGCCAAGGACATCATGCTCGAACAACTGTGGGAGATAGTCGGATGATTGACGAACTACAAGAGTGGTGGATGGCGCTCCCGCTTCTCGTGCGTATCGCGCTGTCACCTCTAGTTGCGGTGCTCGCGACACTTGCATTAGTTGCGTTCGCGCTATTTCTGCTGACTCTCGGGCCCGTTCTGTACGGGCTGCAAGAAATAGTCAACTGGGGTAAAAACGATGGCTATTACTAAGCCGCTCGTGACGATGATCGTGCCGTACTACCGGCAGCCGGCGATGCTGCGCAAGCAGTTGGAAACGTGGGCCGCCTACCTACCCGAAGACACCGAAGCGTTCCACTTCGTTGTGGTGGACGACTGTAGCCCGGAGCCGGCCGAAGAGGTGATGAAGATTGCGGGCTACGAGCATATGCTCCCGCATGTCTCGCTTTACCGCATCGACAAGGACGTGCCTTGGAATCGCGGCATGGCGCGCAACCTCGGCACGACGGTCGCGGAGACCGAGTGGATTCTGCACGTCGACACGGATCACGTGCTGCCGCCGGATAGCGCGGACATCCTGGTGAAGATGTGGGCGAGCGTGAATCGCGATCACTGGTATCGCTTCTCGCGCTTTCGCGTCGGCGCGGCCGACGAGACGCGGAAGAAAGACAAGGCGAACCCGCACGCGACGTTCTGCCCCATCCACCCGCATATCGATTCCTACCTCTGCACCAAGCAGGCGTACTTGCGCGCGGGCGGCTACAACGAAGATTTCTCCGGCGTACTCGGGGGCGGCTCGCCGTTCCTGAAGGAAATGGAGAAGGCGAACGGGCCTTCGCAGCTCATCGAATTTCCGCTGTGGGTTTACACCCGCCACGCGATCCCCGATTCGAGCGAGCACACGCTGCCCCGCGACCCGGAAGCGTTTGCCCAGCGCAAACGCGACATCATGAAGGCGCGCGGTACACTGCGCGGACACGATCCGTTGCGCCTGCCGTGGCACAAGGTGTTTTGATGACGTGGCCGCTCGTTCAAGACGAATTCCGCACGCTGGCGATGCTGCAGCAGGGTTACTCGATCGCACGCTTCGGCGACGGCGAGTTCAAGATGATGGATGGGGCAGGGTATGTGCGTGAGCCGCCTAACAAGAAGCTCGCGAGCGAATTGAGGCAAATCCTCCGGCGCCCGCATGAGAAGTGTCTGCGCGGCATCCCGACGTTCGATCAACGCTCGCCCAAGTATGCGACTTGGCAGAAGCACATCGCAAGGTTCAGCAGAATCTTGAAGCACCGCCGCGGGGATTTTTACTCGGCGTTCATCAGCCGGCCGGATTCGGCGCCGTGGATTCGCACGAAGGAATACGCGCTCGAGTTTCGGAAGCTGTGGCTCGACAAGAAAGCTGCGGTTCTATGCGAGGCGAGCAGCGGCGCATTGCGGGCGCTGGACGGCAACATTTCGCTGCATGTGGAGTGTCCGTCTCACAAGGCGTACGAGCGCATCGATGAATTCGAGGCGCGCCTGGTGGCACACACGCCGGATATAGCCATTCTCTCGTGCGGGATGACCGCAACATGCCTGGCGAACCGCCTCTCGCGTCACGGCATCCAGGCGATCGACTTCGGTAGCGGAGGTAGCTTCATCGCGAAGCTGCTCGCCGATGCTTGACGTTCTCGTCTGGTGCTGGTTCGACCCGCTGCTCGAGGGCTCGCGACAGCGCGCGCACCCGCGCGGCGTGCAGTTGCGCCCGGATCTGCTCATGTCGCGGCGCCAGGCCGCGCGAAAAGGTGTCGTGTATCAGCCGCCTCCGGTCAAGGAGCAAACCCCGAGGCTGCTGCGCGACATGGCACCGCGAGCGTTCAAACCGGAGCACGTGAATCGCCAAGCGGCGCTTTTCAAGAAGCGCCTAACAACTGCGCACCGCTTCGTGTGCATCACCGACTCGCCGGAGGGCTTCAGTGAAGATGTTACGGTCATCGAGACGCCGCCCGAAGCGCGCGAGATGGCAAACTGGCGCTCGCCCGAAGGGAACCGCTTCCCGACTTGCTACCGCCGCCTCTGGGGGCAATCGAAAAACGCCGCCAAGGTTCTGTCCGAACGTGTCTTGCTCACCGATATCGACGCCGTGCCAGTGTCTGACATGGCCCCTCTGGTGGAGAGAGCCGAGCCGTTCGTAGGCTGGCGCCCTTTCCGCGACTGGGGCCGGAAATTGCGCATAGGCGGGGGCTTCTACCTATACACGCCGGGCGCAAATGCATACCTTTGGGACGATTTCTATGCAAATCCGCGCGCGGCGATCGCCGCGGCGCGCAACGCGGGCTTCCGCGGCTCCGACCAGGCGTGGCTCTCGTTCCGCATGGCCGAAAAGGTGCCGATTTACCCGCGCACGTCGGGGATCTACTCGATCCGCGACCTAGATGAGCACCACGCGCTGCCGAAAGACGCCCGAATCGTGCAATTCAACGGGCCAACGAAGCCTTGGGACTACCGGGGACCCGCAACTTGGGTTGAACAGCACTGGCGCGGCGGCTAGGATGGCGAAATGAGCGTCCCCGCACCCGAAATTACCGCCGGCATCGCCAATGCGGTCGACCAAGGCGTCCGTCAGGCCGACGGCAGCGAGATTCCGCAAGAGGAAATCGATGCGGTCAAGCGCCTTTTCACCGAATACTCGGTCGCGCGCGAGTTCGATCGCTGGGCGCGGCAAGCCTACACGCGAAACCGCCGCTACGCGGCCGGAACGTCGAATCCGAACTGGGCTTCGGACGCGAATATCGTAGGCTCCTTCATCGACATCCTGGTGAGCTTCCTTTACGCGAAGGACCCCGATGTCAGCGTGCGCCCGGCGAAGCATGTGAAGCCCCCGCCGGAGGCCCAGCAGGCGCTTTCGATGCTCGGCGGTGACAAGACACAGTTCGACGCGCAGGCGTTCGCCGAAACGAGCGAAATCATCGTCAGCAACCAGTGGCGGAAGGCAAAACTCAAGAAAAACATGAAGAAGCTTCTCCGCTCGGCCCTGACCGTGGGCCCGGGCTGGATGAAGGCGCTCATGTACTCCCCGGAGCAGAATCCACTGCTCGAAAAGGAGCTTTCCGACCTTCGCGACAACCTCGCGAAGATCCAGCAGCTTCAGGCCGATCTGATCGACGAATCCGACGACGATCGCGACGCGAAAATGGCCGATTTGCAGAGCCAGATCACCGCAGTGCAGGCGCACGTCGAAGTTTCGGTCAAAAAGGGCCTGTGCATTGACTTCATTCGCGCCGAAGACATCCAGGTCAGCCTCGATGTCTCGAGCCTAGAGGATTACCTCGATGCGGACTGGATTTCGCACGACATCTACATCGAGAAGTCGCAGGCGCGCGCCCGGCTGCCGCGGCTCTCGAAGGAAGACATCGCCCGCGCCGTGACCTACGTGCAGCGGCAGACAGGCCAGGACCGCGAGCCGGTCCAGCAGGCCCAAGCCATGAATACGGCGCTGCCGGAGGGCACCTTCGTCAAAGCGTCCGACAACGTGGGCCAAGGAACGCCCTCGGGACTCATGGGCGGTCAGGACAAGCCGGTCGAATTCATCAAGGTGGTCGAGTTCTGGGATCACCGCGACATGAAGATCAAGACGATGGTGGATGGCGTGCAGCGCTGGGCGCGCGAGCCGTACCCGCCGCCGCAGGCGGCGAGTCGCTTCTACGGTTTCTTCAAGCTGGCGCTCTACGAAGTGGACGGCCAGCGCCACCCGCAGTCGCTCCCGGATCGCTCCTGGAAGCTGCAGGACGAATACTCCTCGCGCCGCTCGAGCGGACGCAAGATGCGCGAACGCTCCATCCCGGGCATCATCCTCGATGGCGGCCAGCTCGACCCCGACAACGTGAAGAAGATCGAACGCTCCGAGGAGCAGGAGATCACGGTCGTGCGTCCGACGACGCAGGGCTTGAAGCTCACGGACATCGTGACCGAGAAGCCCTATGCGCGCGTCGACCCCCTGGTGTTCGACACCAAGGAAATCCTCTACGATTTCAACATCGTCTCGGGCGTGCAGGAAGCGCAAGCTTCGGGCGTGAGCCAAGCGAACACGGCGACCGAGGCCGACATCCAGCAGTCAGGGTTCGCCTCGCGCACGGGTGCGGATCGCGACACCGAAGAGGAGATGCTGAACGATTTCGCGCAGTACACGCTCGAGATCGCGGTGCAGGCGCTGAGCGACGAGGAAGTGAAGCGCATCGCCGGCCCCTACGCTTTCTGGCCCGTCGGGATGTCGGTCGACGACATCCTCACGCTCGTGGAAGTGGAGATCAAGGCCGGCACCACCGGCAAGCCGCGCGCGCAGGCCGACAAGGAAGCGTGGGCCACGCTGCTGCCGATCGTCATGGACACGGTAGGCAAAATCCAGATGGCGCAAGCCGCGGGGGACATGCAGACCGTCCAGACCCTCAAGAACATTTTGAACGAGACGCTGAAGCGCCTTGACGATCGCCTCTCGATCGATAGTATCCTTGCCCCTGCTGCCGTGCCGGGACTGCCGCCTGGTATGCCCGGGGCGTCGCCAACTTCCGCGGCACCCGGCGCGGCAGCACCGCCTCCGGGCGGGCCGCCTGTCGGCAACGGGACCGTGAACAATCCGGCTGCGCAAGGTGCGCCGCCGGTCTAACTAGACGAGTAACCACCCATGAGCAAAGAAGCCTCCGATCTGCTGGGCGCGATCAGCGCCGCGTTCCCCGAACCCGCCGCAGAGCCGGCTGCTGACGAGCCGGCGCCGGAGGGCGAAGCCCCCGCTGGCGATGATCCGCAGGGCGACGAGACGCCGCCGGAAGGCGAGACTCCCGCCACGGAAGAAGCCGCCGATGAGTCGGAAGGGGACGAAGCGGAGGGCGATGAAGCAGAAGAGGGCGGCGAAGAGGAGGGCGAGCTCGACGAAAACGGGCAGCCCAAGAAAGCCTTCGATCCGATGAAGGACCCGCTGCCGAAGGGCACGCTCCAGCGCACGCGCGAGAGCTTCGAGCGCCTGCGCGGTATCGTGAAGGAATCGAATGAGAAGCTGGCGAACACAGAGACGCAGCTCCAGACGGTTACCAAGAATTACGAGGGCTTGATTGGCGCGATCTCGGGCTCCGGCTTGAACGACCAAAGCTTCGAGACGATGCTGTCATACGCTGCGGACTTCAACAGCCCGAAGTTCGAGGATCGCGAACGCGCGTTCGAGTTCCTGATGAGCGAGGCGAAGCAGCTCGCGGCATCCATCGGTCGCGTGGTTCCCGGCGAGCATCCGCTCAAGGGCCACGATGATCTCCTGAAGGAAGTGCAGGAGAAGCGAATGACGCCGCAGTACGCGGTCGAGATGGCGAACCAGCGCAATCGGCAGGCCGCCATCGCGAAGCACACGGAGCGCTTCGGCGCACAGCAACAGCAGCGCGAGCAGCAGAGCCAGGCCGTCGCGGCGGCGCGCGCGGAACTGAGCACGCTCGGCAAGGAGCTCTCCGGGAAGGATGGCGCCACCGAGTACCAGCGCAAGGCCAAGATCGTGCTCGAGAACATGCAGGACGAGATCCAGGCGCTGCCGCCGAATCGCTGGGCCGCGGCGTTCAGGAAGGCGTACGCGCTCATCCCGTCGCAGGTCGCCAAGGCGCCTGTCAAGGCGAAGCCGGCGCAGCAGCCGATGCGCGGCAACAAGATCCCGGCCGGCGGCGGCGCGAAGCAGCCGAAGACGATGTTCGAGGCCATCAAGCAGGGCCTGGATCGGCCGAGCTAACATGGCGTGCGCGGCGTGCGAACGAAGGCGCAAGAAAATTCGCGAGTGGATCAAGAAGATCCGCAAAAGCAAGCGGTCTACGACTGGGAAGACTCCTGGGGGCCGTGGGCCTACAACTCGCTGACGCTTCACCAATGCCGCGAGTGGATAGAGGGCGCATGCCAGCTTTACGGCGTCGACCCTCCGCGCATCACGCAGCACCCGTACGAGCAGGAAGAGTCGTACTGCCACGTCAAGTGGGAAGTCATCAGCATGCAGGGCGGCAAGCACGGGAAGCGCGGCGGCCGAAATTGCGCCATAGCGCTGCACGAAGCCGCGCACTGGATCGTGCATCGGCTGTTTGAGGACTTGCCGCAAGATCACGGGCCTACCTTTTTCGGCGTGTATGTATGGCTTCTGGAGCAGTCGCGCATTGC